TGAGGAGGGTGCCAATGGCCAGGTAGACAATGTCTACCGACGGATGCGGATGAAGGCAGAGGCCATCTCCCGCCAGTGGCCAGATGCCAAGATTGAGCCAACCTCTCAGCTTGCCCGTCTGATTGACCAGAAGCCCACCGAGGATGTGGACCTGATTGAGGCCACTGTCTTCGATCCCAAGCGTGGTGACTATTGCTACCATGTGATCTACAAAGAGGGCAAGCAAGAGCTGGTCTACAGGCGCATGAAGGTTAGCCCTTGGATTGTTAGCCGTTACATGAAAGTGGCTGGGGAAATCTATGGCCGTGGCCCACTGATTACGGCCATGCCCGACATCAAGACACTCAACAAGACGCTAGAGCTGCTACTCAAAAACGCCTCTCTGGCCATTGCTGGTGTATATACAGCCGCTGATGACGGGGTACTGAACCCTGCCACAGTCAAGATTCTGCCGGGTGCGATCATCCCTGTGGCCAGGAATGGTGGCCCCCAGGGTGCCTCCCTGACACCGCTGCCCAAGTCTGCTGACTTCAATGTCTCCCAAATTGTCATCAATGACCTGAGAGGCAATATCAAGCGCATCCTGCTCGACGAGAGCCTGCCGCCAGACAATATGTCTGCTCGGTCTGCCACCGAGGTGGTGGAGCGCATGAAGGAGCTGGCACAGAACTTAGGTTCAGCGTTTGGCCGTCTAATCAACGAGACCATGATTCCCTTGGTCGAGAAGATTCTGATGGTCATGGATGACCGGGGATTGATTGATCTGCCTCTGCGGGTCAATGGGCTGGAGGTGAAGGTCTCTGCCGTGGCCCCGCTGGCCATGGCGCAGAACATGGAAGAGATCAACGCCATCATGCAATATATGCAGATCGCCCAACAAATGGGGCCAGAGGGTCAGATGTCCATCAAGGTGGGCGATACCCTGGACATGATTGCCGACCGGCTGGGGATACCTCAGAAGATCAGGCGCAGCCCCGAGGAGCGGATGATGCAGATGCAGCAGATGGCCATGGCTGCCGAGCAGAATCCTGAGTTAGCCGCACAGGTTGTGCAGGGTGCTGTCTAATGCCGGGGTGGGATGAGTTAGAGGCCCCGGTAGGACAAGACATCAGAGATGCCCAGCAAGTGCGGGATGACCTCAATAGGTTGGTCCTGCGGGTGTTTACTTCTGAGGATGGTGCCAAGCTGCTGGAGTGGCTTGAGCAGGCATATGTGGATGTACCCGTTGCCGTGCCGGGTGCTGACCCTAGCTATGCGTTCTTTGCCGATGGGCAGAGGTCGGTGGTCAGGGACATCAAAGCACGGATATCCCAAGCAAGGAAACTTTAATGGACTCAGAGAACCAACCCAGCAGTGATGCTGGCCTATTGGACTCGGCCAGCATTGCCGATGAAAATGAGGGTCAGCAGAACCCAGTCGCTACCGAGATTGAACACAAGGTGGCACCCGAGGAGGAAGGACCGCTAGAGAGGCCAGACTGGTGGCCAGAAAACTTCTGGAAGAACGAGGAACCAGACCTAGAGGGGATTGCCAAGAGCTGGATGGATTTGCGCAAGCAGATCAGCCAGGGCAAGCACAAACCCCCAATAGACGGCACATACGACACCGCTGTCTTCGGTGACATCCCCGAGGATGACCCGGTGCGCAGCCATGTCTTGGGCTGGGCAAAGGAGTACGGGATTAGCCAAGCCGCCTTCGACAAGCTTGTCGGAGATGTGGTGGCCATGGGTGGTGACCAGCAGGCACAGGTGCAGCGCACCATCCAAGAGGAGCGTGCCGCCCTTGGGCCGAATGCGGATGCAATCATCAACGGGATGACCGACTGGGCCAGGGGACTGGTCAGGAAGGGTGTCTGGGGCAAGGATGATTTTGAGGAGTTCAAGGTCATGGGCGGTACTGCCAAGGGCATCCTGGCTCTATCCAAGCTGCGTGAGACCTATGAGGGCACCAGGATTCCCAAGGAGTCTGTGCCCATTGAGGGTGCCCCCAGCAAAGATGAACTTTATGCCATGGTGGGTGATCCTAGGTATCAGACCGACCCAGCATACAGGGCCAAGGTCGAGAAGATGTTTATGCAGAACTTCGGGTAGTATCAGGTTGCTTTCTTCATGGTAGTTCTCCTCCCCTTGAAATAGGGTTAAGCCCAGGGTCTTGCACCCTGGGTTTTTTTTCTCTACTATTTGCTTGTCGGAAGTGACGCTCCGGCATTTGATCCGAGACAGAACCCTCTAGTGGGGGCTTGTTATGCACTTCACTCGGATCGAGTGCTGGCCTGTCAAGCCCGAGCCTCCTCTAGAGGGTTTTTCTATTGGAGCTTCCGACTGCGGTTTATGTGGGCGGGGTCTCAACACCAGCGCATAAACCAAAGACCGATACTGGGGGGAAGTTGCGGAGGAATCGGGACGGGGTGGCGAAGCTAGTGCCCTAGCAACGAACGACTGGCGGGTCTATGCGGCTCCGAAGGCGAAGCATAGTTAAGGAAGATTCGGTCACCCCGAGGGATGGCTGAGTCTTGCTCACCAAAGGCGAACCTTATGACAACCAAGTCTTATAAGCAGCGCAAGCAAGAGAAAGCAGAAAAGAACAGGTTGAAGGCTCTAGCGTGGGGTTGGGTGCCACCCGCAGCTCCTGCACCGCCAGTGGCCGCCAAACCAAAAAAAAGAAAATACAGAAAGCCAGTCACTGTCCATCAAAACGCCAAGGACAGCTTCCTGCGAACCTTTGAGTGGCGCAAGGTCAGGATGCAGGCCCTTAAGAAGTACGGGGCCAAGTGTATGTGTTGCGGTGCAACGCCAGCAACCGGGGCGGTGATGAATGTGGACCATATCAAACCGAGGAAGCTTTGGCCGAGCCTGGCCCTAGACATCAACAATCTTCAGATTCTTTGCCATGACTGCAACCATGGAAAAGGCAACTGGGATATGACTGATTGGCGAGAAGTCAACCCTATTGCATTCTGCAAACAAAACCCTTAGAAACCACCTTAAGGCCAATCAGATATCTCTGACCCTTACCGCAGCGGATGCTGACGAGTGGCTGGCGCAACCAGCAAGCAAGAGGCCCAAAACACCGGCTAACCGAGGCGACAACCAAACCTTTTTTTCACTTTTTAGGAGACTGTAATGTCTACGCTTTCACCAGCATTCGTTACGCTCTTCGACGCAGAGGTTAAGCAGGCTTACCAGGCGAAAGCCCAGTTGGTCGGTGCGGTTCGTCAGCGTCGTGGAGTCGAGGGTTCTACTGTTAAATTCCCCAAAGTCGGCAAGGGTGTCGCCACTGTGCGTGTTCCTCAGTCCGATGTCACGCCCCTTAATGTTGCCTTCAGCCAGGTTACCGCAACCCTGCAAGACTGGAATGCCGCTGAGTACAGCGACATCTTCAATCAGGCCAAGGTCAACTTTGACGAGCGTCAAGAGCTTGTCCAAGTGGTTGCCAACGCTATTGGCCGTCGCCAAGACCAGATCATCCTTGATTCCCTGGCCGGTTCTTCGACTAGCAATGTGGTGGACGAGGACGAGGGTGGTTCCAACACTGGCCTCAATGTGGCCAAGTTGCGTGCAGCCAAGAAACTTCTGGACAAGAATAATGTCCCGATGGATAACCGGCACATCGTCATCCACGCCAACAGCCTGGCTTCAATCCTAGGTGAGACTTCTGTCACTTCGGCAGATTTCAACACTGTGCGTGCCTTAGTGAGTGGCGAGCTGAATACCTTCCTTGGCTTCACCTTCCATACGATTGGTGATCGTGCCGAGGGCGGTCTTCCCATTGCCAGTGCTGAGCGCAAGCTCTGGGCTTTCCATCGTGATGCTATTGGCTATGCCGAGGGTATCGCTCCCCGTACTGAGATCAACTACATCCCCGAGAAGACCTCCTTCTTGGTGAACGCAGTGTTCTCTGCCGGTGCGATTGCCATCGATGCCGAGGGTATCGTTGAAGTTCAAACCACCGACGCTTAAGGAGATTTGACATGGCTTTTTCTTCTGCTGGATTTACCTCTGTCGGTGTCAGTAAGCGTGGCCAAGCTCCTTCGGTCTATGCTTACAAGACTGCCGATACCATTGCGACTGTCAATACAGAGGGTTATTTCAACGACCTGGCTAACTCCCTGGAAGTTGGTGACCTGATTTACTGTGTGACCTCGACTGGCTCGACTGCTGTTGCTACTTTGGTTTATGTGCTTTCCAACACATCTGGTGTTGTGGATGTGAACGACGGCACCACGCTGGCCAATACCGATAGCGACTAAGCGGTTGGTGTAGAAACCAGGCCAGCCACTGAGCAATCGGGGGCTGGCCTTTATCACATTGAGGTCTATAAATGGCTGCTGGTGATTCCTCATTATCAATCTGCTCTGATGCCCTGCTCATGCTGGGGGCCAACTCTATCTCCAGTTTTAACGAAGGCACGGACGCAGCCAACATCTCTGACCGGCTCTACCCGGACCTTAAGAACCAGGCATTGCTGGTCTACCCCTGGTCATTTAGCTTTAAAAAGGTCAAGCTGGCCAAGCTGATTACCACCCCAACTACAGAGTACCGATACGAGTATCAACTGCCTGGTGACCGGCTGGGGCCACCCAGGGCTGTATATACATCTGCATCACCCGGTCAGCGGCCTAGCAAGGAATACCGCATTTTCCAGGACAAGCTGCTCACTGACTATGAAGAGGTCTATGTGGACTACCAATATGCCGTGCAAGAGTTTGAGATGCCGGTCTACTTTGTGCAGCTCCTCAAGTACATGATGGCCTGGCACCTGTCCTACCCGATCACCGACCAGGACTCTAAGGCTCAGTATTGGCAGAATGTGGCCGTAGGCGCACCTAGCGAGAATGGCCGTGGCGGGTATATGAGAACCGCTATTCAGATGGACGGCCAGGGCCAGCCCAACAATTACATCGATGACTATGCCCTGATTGCGGTACGCAACTAATGACCCGTTTTGTATCGATCCAGACTAACTTCTCAACAGGAGAGATGGACCCGCTGCTTCGGGCACGGGTTGATCTGCCTGCCTATGCCAATGCCCTTGAGGAGGCCACCAATGTAGTGGTGCAGCCACAGGGTGGCGTGAGGCGCAGGCCTGGTCTGCGGTATGTCACATCCCTACCCAACTCAGGCGCAGAGTCTGCCGCCAATGGTGTGCGTCTGGTGCCATTTGAGTTCTCGACCAGCGACAGCTATATGCTGTGCTTTACCCATAATCGGATGTCTGTTTTTAAAAATGGGGCACTGGTCACCAATATCAATGGCAGTGGCAACTCCTACCTTGACACCTCCAGCCTTGGCCTGACGGGTGCAAGGTTGGCTAATCTGGGCTGGACCCAGTCTGCCGACACCCTGATCGTGGTGCAGCAGGACATCCCACCGGCAAAGCTGGTACGGGGCGCAACAGATGCAGACTGGACTGGCTCGGTCATTACCTTTGACTCGACCCCCAAGTACAACTTCACCAGCTTGGTGTTTGAGCCACTGGGCACGCTGACCCCGTCGGCAGTCTCTGGCAAGGTCAACCTCACCGCTTCCCAAGCGGCAATCACTGGCACCGCCCAGGCGGGTGCCTCGACCACAATTACATTGGCCGCAGGGTCAAGTGCAACAGATGACTTGTACAACGGGTTATTCATTGAGCTAACAGGGGGGACTGGTTCCGGGCAAGTCAGGCAGATCACCGACTATGTGGGTTCAACCAAGGTGGCCACAGTCAATGCCGCCTGGGCAACAACCCCGGACAATACCAGCACCTATTCCATTGCCGTCTTCAAGTCGGCAGCGGTTGGGCAGTATGTCAATGCCAGCCCACAGGGCCGTGCCAAGATTGTGGCCATTACAAGCAACACTGTTGCACAAGCGATTACCGAGTTCCCATTTTTCTCGACAGGGGCCATCGCCAATAAAGACTGGGACATTGAAACGGGATACGAGGCAGTCTGGTCGGCCACTAGAGGATACCCAAGGTCGGTGACTTTCCATGAGGGCCGACTTTATTTTGGTGGGTCTAAGACCCGGCCATCGACTGTCTGGGGTTCCAAGGTCGGCCTCTTCTTTGACTTTGAGGCAACGGAGGGATTGGACGATGATGCGGTCGAGGCCACACTTGACACTAATACTTTCAATGCCATTACGGACATCACGGCAGGCCGAGACCTCCAGGTCTTCACCACTGGTGGCGAGTTCTACTGCCCCCAGGAAGGTCTCCAGCCAATCACCCCAGATAACTTCTTTGTCAAGTCTACGACCCGCAATGGCAGCCAGGAAGGCATCCGAGTCCAGCAGCTAGAGTCTGGCACCCTGTTCGTTCAACGGCAGGGCAAAAGTCTGAACGAGTTCGCCTTTACGGATGTGCAGCTCACCTATGTGACCAGCAAGATATCATTGCTATCAGGTCACCTACTGCGCAACCCAAGGCGCATGGCCCTGCGCAGATCAGTGGCCACCGATGAGAATGACCTTCTGCTGGTTGCCAATGCGACAGACGGGTCGATTGCGGCCTTCTCGCTGTTGCGTGCCCAGAATGTGATTGCCCCCTCCGAGTTTACTACCGATGGGGAGTTCATCGATGTGGGCGTGGACCTGACCACCATCTACGCTGTGGTCAAGCGCACTGTCAATTCTGCGACTGTTTTCTATGTCGAGCGGTTTGATGACACCCTGACCACCGACTCTGCTGTCACTGGCGGTGCTGGTGCGTCAGCGTCTGTGTCCCATTTGGTGGCCAAGAGTGTTGACATCATTCTCGACGGGGCCGTGCAGGCCAACCAGACTGTACCTGGCGGTGGCACTGTCACTTTCTCCAGGGCTGCGGCCAGCTCTTACCAGATAGGGTTGGACTATGCGGTCAAGGTGGTCACCATGCCTGCCGACCTTAAGATATCTGCTGGCACCCGGCTGGGGTTTAAGAAGCGGATTGTGGAGGTCAATGTCTTTGTGAAGGACACCCAGCATCTGAAGATCAATGGCACCGATGTGCCATTCCGGGCGTTTGATGACCCGAATGTGCTAGACGAGGAGGTGCCCGAGTTTACCGGCACCAAGACACTGCCGGGGATACTTGGGTATTCCGATGAGGGAAAGATCACCATTGAGCAGGACATCCCTCTTAAGATGATTTTGTTGGGGCTGGAGTACAAAATCTCCACCTATCCTGGGAGTTAAAAAATGGCAGCAATTGTTGCAGCTCTTCCATCTTTACAGACCATTGGCACTGTCCTTAGTGTGGTTAGTGCAGTTGGTGATATCCAGGCTGGCAAGGCGCAGAGACAGCAGTACAACCTACAGGCCCAGCAGACTGAGGTCGAGAGCCAGCGCAAGGCAATCCAGTACCAGCAGCGGAGCAACGATGTTCTGCGTCGCAGATTACAGGCCAATGCCGCCATTGCGGCCAGGGCTTATGCCGGTGGTATTGACCCATTCTCGGGTAGCCCTGACATTGTCCGGGCGGCCAATGAGACCGCAGCAGGCCGGGAGTATTCCATGCTGCTAGAAGATGCCGATGCCGCTATGCGTGGCGGTATGTTGCAGGCAGAGCTTTACAGGCAAGCTGGCCGCACCGCAGAAAGGACTGGTTTCTTCCAGGCGGCCACCAAGCTTGGCACAGCAGCATTAAGCTATGGAAAGACTACGCAGACACAAGCACCGATTGAAAGCAGAAACTTCCCGTCACCGACTGGGGGCCGATGATGGCACGCCTACCACGCTACCAAGAATCTGGTCTGATCTCGGCAGACATTCCGAGGATGGACTTTGCCAACATTCGGGAGCAAACCCGACAAACGCAGACCATCGGGGAAGCATTAAGCAAGATCAGCCAATTTGCCTTTGGTGCGGCACAGCAACAAAGGGAGCAGGAAAATAAATTGACTGCTATTGGTCTGCGCACAGACTTTGAGATGGAAGCGGCAAGGGAATTAGCCAGTCTTAAAGCGCAAGTTGATACCGGCCAAATTAAGGACCTTACTGTTCTCCAGCAGTCGATAACGGCACTGGCTCAAAAGCAGACTCAGGTGCTGGGTCGGTACAGTGCAGAGCAGGCGGCAGGCCTAGCCAACTCCATTGGCGGCCAAGGTCGAGCTTTGATGTCTGTTGCGACTGAAAAGCTAACCAATGAGTATCGTGCCGCATTTGATGTGTTGGCCGATGACGCAATCAAAGACGAGGTCACAAACCTAAAGACAGCAATCCAAGCAGACCCATCAGCAGAAGGCGTGTCTATGGCCAGCTTCAAGGCCCTCAACACTGTTATGGGAATTGCGCCCCAAACAACCAAGTCGCAAGAAACAATTCAAAAAATGCGAGATGGGATTGTGCAGGCTAAGTCTGAGGTTGTTGCCGAGTACATTGCCTCTACCGAGTTCGCCTCCTCTGCCACTCAGGCGATCCTCAGACTAGAGGCAAATGACGCTGGCAAGTATTCCCAGGTATGGGCTGGCATGGATGACAAGCAAAAAGAAGAGGTTTTCAATCGCCTCAAGAAAGCAACAGAGCGCAGAAACATTGTGATGAATAATGAATTCTCCTCTGCCGAGGCAAAGGCGGCCCCATTAGTTCGCCAATTGTTGACAGAGGACAACTCGGCAAAACGCAAAGAGTTGATGGATAAGCTAGAAAATTTGCCGCTCTCACCAGAGAAGCTCAAGAGTTACCAGGGCTATATCGATGGGGCCGGGGTGTTTGCTAGTGTTGAAGACCCAACCCTAGTATTGCGACTTAGCAGGGCCGCAGAGGCTGGCACGCTATCCGATTCGGAGCTAATCAAAAACCGCAGCCGGTTGACCAAAGAGACTTTCAACTCATTGGTCAGAAACCTTGGCAACCCCAACAACATCATCAAAGACTACGGCCAAAGGTTTGACCAGGCGGTAGGTATTCAGTCTGCCAATCTACCCCCATCTTTGCCAACCGCAGAAGCAAGAGATGCTGCTGTGGTGGCACGCAATACAGCCAGGCTTGAGCTGTCCAACTATGCCAACACGCCAATCAATGGGGTGCTACCAAGTAACGAACAGGTGGAAAAAAAGGCCAAGGAGTTGCTGAACAATCTTGGGGGGAGCATGGCCTCTGTATGGGCAAGTGCTGCCGCTAGCGCAAAAGAATCAATAGAAGTTCAAGTCCCAGAATTAAAGGGCGTTGACTTGACAGATGATGCAGCCGTTGAAAGGGCAATACAGGCTCATGTTGCCAAAGGTGGCAGAGCTGCTTCTGCGACTGCCGCTTCTGTTAGAGAAGACATCCGCACATATAGGGAAGCAATTCGTCGGGCACCAAGACCTCAACAGGGTACGCAGCAATGATAAAACTAGAGACCATTGATGATGTGTATCGGCTCGACTACGAGCTGTCTACGCCTGGGGTGCGTGCTGGCCTGCTTGCCAATGCAGAAAATGGTGGGGATGACTACGAGATTATCCAAGACCAAGATGGCACTAGGGGCGCATTTATGCGTACCAACATGGGCCTATACCCGCTTGGTGCCCTAGCCCCGGTCCAAGTGGCCGCTGCTCCAGTACAGACCATGACCGATGCAGTGCCGCAAGGACCAGAGATCAAGTCCTATGACCCAACCACCAGAGAGCAAATATCTGCTTTCTTGCAGTCTGGGCTTGAGGGTGTGGGCGTTGACCGGGTAAGAGCAAGGAAGATATCTCAGAGCTTGATTGGCGGTCCCAGCAGTGGTGCGCCATTGTCCTTGGGTATTGCCGACATCGTGCCATTCCTTGGCACTGCATTGCAGACCGAGGAAGCGGTTCGACTTGGCCAAGATGCGGCCCAATTGGCAGAGCAGGGTAGATATACCGAGGCCGCTGTGTCTGCGGCTGGCGCAGCCATTGGAATGATTCCTGGTGCGGTTGGTACTGTGCAGACAACCAAGAAGGTTGCCCCAATGATTAAGGGGTCTGCTGATGCAATTGCACCGCCATCCCCAGCCATGCAGGCTGGGTCGGTTAAGCCATCAGCGTTTATGCCTAGTCAAGCAGCTCCTGCCGCAGAACCACAGCGCAGCGACATTGGCTTTTACTCTGCCGTGGAAAAGGCCGTTTTGGATAGCAAACAGGACAAAGGCACTGGTGCCCAGTTCTTGGCGCAGATTACCAAGACCCAGGGCGTAAAGCCAGAAGAGCTTAAGTGGACGGGCCTCGACGAGTTTCTAAAGGGCAAGAAGTCTGTTACGAAACAAGAGATACAAGACTACCTCAACGCCAACAGGGTGGATGTGCAAGAGGTGAGGTTAGAAGCAAGTACAGGGCAGCGTATTCCTCTGACAAATGAAGAGCAAGCTAGATTAAATGTGTTGCGGGAAAGAGAGCGGGCTGAAGGGTTGGGTGGTCTTGAAGCAGAGGAATATTCTGATCTTCTTAATAAAGAAATTAATTTTGAAGAGTTTTACGATAAAACCAAGTTCTCCTCCTACACCCTCCCAGGTGGAGAGAACTACCGAGAGATTCTGCTGACGCTGCCGCAGAAAACTGCACCTTTCGACCCGTCAAATGTAAAGATTTACAGAAACAGAACATCAGCAACACAGGGAACTTTTACCATTAAGTATGGTGACAATGCGGTTGGGCCATTTGCAGATGAGTTTGATATTTCCAACGACTACGCTGGTCTTTCTGACCAACAAATCATGGATGTTGCCAAAAGAATGTATGAGCAAGGCAACGAATTGTCTGGTATCAAGCCAATGTCTGGAGCGTTCAAATCTTCCCACTTCGACCAACCAAACATCCTAGCCCACATGAGGGTAAACGACAGAGTAGTAGACGGAAAGAAAACTCTGTTCATTGAGGAAGTGCAGTCAGACTGGCATCAGGCAGGGCGGAAAAAGGGCTACTCAGAATCTGGCAAACCTTTTGAAGTGTTCGACCCTAGAGATGGAAATGTTATCGCTCGGTTTGCCACTGAAAAGCAAGCTAAAAAATACGCAGATGAGCTTGGGCCACAAGTGGATTATGGAATGTCTGAGGGAGTCCCAGACGCACCCTTTAAGACATCTTGGCACGAACTAACCCTAAAGAGAGCAATACAAGAAGCCTCAGAAAAGGGATATGACCAGATAGCCTTTACTACAGGCAAGACTCAGGCAGAGCGGTATGACCTGAGTAAGCAGATAGATGAAATAAATGTGGTCGGAAGAACAAATGTCTTAACTGGTGAAAAGAGCAAGTCAATCGCCCTAGATACTGTTGATGGTCAGTCTATAAGATTAGGTGTTTCGCCCGATGGAACTGTAGACAATGTAAACAACGAAGACATGACCAATCTAATTGGCAAAAATTTAGATGAGGTTGTTGGTAAAGAATTAGCTAAAAAAATTATGGAGGGCGGCTCTCAAACCATTTCTGGAGAGGGTCTCAAAGTTGGCGGTGAGGGCATGGCTGGCTTTTACGACCAAATCCTTCCCAAGTCACTGGAAAAGCTCGGCAAGAAGTTTAACGCTAAAGTAGGCAAGACAGAGATGGATGGCGTAGAAGTCTGGGCAATGGACATCACGCCCAAGATGCGGGAAACAGTTACCAAGCAAGGTCAACCCTTATTCCAGATTGGTGTTGGTGGCGGGGCTGCCGCTGGTGCCGTAACCATGCAACAACCAGAGGAGCAAATGTAATGGCCATTGCACCGCTTAACGACAGAATTGACGAGCTGGTTGGCGTTGAGACTCAGGCCATTGAGAAGCAGACCACCGCTGAAGCATTGCCCATTCCTGATGAGTTAGCCCCACCAGTCGATCCTACAACCG